TGCTTACGAAGTTTCTCGATAGTATCGAAATCAACGTTCAGAGTTGTGATTGCGTCCTTGATTGCAGCATCATGCGTCGGCTGCTTAAAGACACCACCAAACCGGACAAACCAATTGACATGCTCTCGAAGGTCGTCCTGCAATGTCTCAATTGGCACTTCATCCTCTGGCCACTCGATATCCGGGTATGCCAGGGACAAAACCTTGCTTGCCCATTCGTCAAGCAATGGAGTGTCTCGGTCAGATGCCTTAAAGCCAAGGGCCTTGGCAATCAACACATCCTTGTGTTTTGCCAACAAGGAGTGTGTCATGTGCAACTTCCCGAGTTGACGGGGATAGTCACACGTGGATCGCGCCGCGCCGACCCAGGCGCCATGCCAGCGCCTGCCCAGAAAAGGGATGACGTCAGGAGCCTTATGTTCGTCACACTTAAGTGACAGGCCAAGACTCGCGGCCACGCGAGAGTAAATCTGAGGATTGATGTCCGTAGTTAAGCCATCATCCCCACCGTATAAGCCCAAACGGTCAAAGGCTTCGGTTACATCGTAACCGCTCTCGCGAAACGCGCAAAATGCCACAAATGCGTTGACAATTGTATTGAAGCCAGATGTTTCAGGTGATCCAGAAAGGCGTGAAAAGCCTGGGTCGTAAACAACACCATGGCGTGTCTTTCCCTTCATGGACCACTGCTTTGCATGCAATGCCAACAGGTCTTCTCTCAAGTCACGATGTACCCATCGCCGCAGTATGCGCTGTTCGAAGGTTCGCAAGAACTTGCTTATCGTGCCATCAAACTTCGAAAAGTCAGTTGAGACGACATTGACTGCCCCACAGATTAGGCGGCCAAGAGCAAGTTCAAGTTCCTCTGGTGTTTTCGAAAACGCGTACCAGGGTTGGTGCTTGATTATTTGGTCACTAAACGCGTAGAAATACAGGCTATACCTGGACTTTAGTGATGCAGGCAACGTTGTTATGTTGCGTGGATCAGTAATTGAGCCGTAACTTTCAGCTTTCATGAAAGCTTTCAACATCTCGGCGTCACAGTCGAGCATATCCATTGCTTTCTTTGTGATAGCTCGCTGGGTGGCACGAGGCATCCGTTTGTCCAACTCATCGGTTGAATACGGCCGTCCGGTTCCAGTAAGTCTATCAGGTACGAGTAACCTGACAAATTCCTCTGACCACTGGTGAATTCGCCTGTCTGGCATGACGTCGTTCTTCACGTTGGCAATACGGCCAGTTATGGCGGCTTGATCGGAAGCTCTGCCACGGGATGGTGCGACTGCACCGTCAACCAACGGAAATTTGCCGGGGGGTACCAACGAACGCATTGATGGTTTGAGTTCCTCTGCTAATGGTCGGTACGCCTCGTTAATCGGAGTGTACTTAAACTGTGACAAAGGAACTGTAGTCAATCTCGGCATTTGTGTGAAGAAGTTTGGGTCTTCGTCCAACGCTTGATAAGCTAAACGAGCGATCGTCGGAACTATGGGTTTCGTGGTCTTCCACAAACTCCACCGTTCCATTTTGAGATGTTTCTCGAGATACATCTCGATAGCTCCAACTGACCAATCAGCCTTGGTATTCTTTGAAATTGACAATCCAACTGCTACTTCAACTGGAATAGTTGCTTCAACAGTAG